GAAACCACCACCACCACCACCTTTTGGCTTGAAAGCATTTCCAATACCTTGTATGGCTTTATCAAGTGCAATATCAAGTAATTTATTTTTTAAATTGTTTAATACATTACCAAGTGCTTGTCCAAATGATTGACTACCATTTATTGCTTCTCTTAAATTACCTACTAAATCTTGCCTTACACTTTCACCAATTTGTTTGAACTGGGCCTTAAGTGTTTCTGCTGCTTTACCATTTTCTTGAATAGCACCTTCTTGATCTTTTAAAGCCTGATTTGCTGTCAATATATCTGTAATTTGTTGTCTGTTTGCTTCACCATGAATTGCAACAGCATCATTAATTGCGTGTTGTAGTTCTACCTCTTCCCTATTACCATTGATTGTTGCTTCAAGTAACTCTTTTTGCCTTTCTTGTTTTTTTAAAAAATCTTTAAAACTTTTAGTTTGTTCTTCTTGTATTGCGTTCTCCTTTTTTTTAAGCTCTACAATTTTATTTCTTGATTCTTCAATTAATTTATCAGACTCAATACTTTTAAGTTTGTCCTCTAGCATTTTTTTCTCTAGTTCTGCTTCTTCTTTTTTCTGGAACAAACGAGTTTTTGATCTTCTATTAGATTGGTTTAATTGTTCATCTATTTTTTTAATAACTTCTTCTTGATCTTTAATAGCTTGCGTTACATCAGCTTCGCCACCTTCATTCATTAAATTATTAAATTCTTTTTTTGCACCATTTAATTTAAAAAATGCTGTTGTTAAAAGACCTACACCTGTAGCTATGGCAACGAATGGAATTGCATTAAGTGCAATAGTTGCTACACCACCAGCAGCAGCTACTTTCATTAAACCAGCACTTACAAGTGGTAATGCCACAGCAATACCTTTTGCCGCAACAGCAACGGCTGTAAATAAACCAGCAGTTTTTCCAAGTGGTGAAGTAAAAAGATCATTAGCAGCTTTTATTAGGGCTGTTAAACCTTTAGTTGCTGCAATTAAAGCAGGTTCTAATGTTTTTCCTAAAGTTTCTGAAAAATCTCTAAATGCTTCGCCTAATGAGTCAACATTACCAGCAAATCCTTCAGCAGCAGCTTGTGCAAGTTGATTATAACTTTCTTCAACAATACTAAGAATCATGGCATGGGCTTCGGCAGTTTTATTAGTTTTCATTAACTCTTTAATTACATCTGTTTGCGTTTTAGTAAAAGCAATACCAGAACGATTTAAATTTGATAAATTTCTCTCAGGATCTTGCAAAGCTTTTGCTAATTGCATAAATGATGTATTAACATCAACTTGATTAACTTGGGCAATATCTGCCGCAGCTTGTGCAACTCGCTCATACGAATCAACACCAATATTTCTAAAACTTGTTAATAAGTTGAATCCTCTTGTAAATTCTTCTTGATTAAATAAAGTTTGATTTCCTAATCTATCTGCTGCTTCTTGTAATTCATTTAAGGCAACAGTACCAGCACCTAAATTTTCTAAACCTTGTCTTAATATTGTTATATCTCGTTCCCTTTCAGAAAAAGTTGCTATTGCATTACTTACAGTTGCAACAGCAGCACCTACAGAAATTAAAGGGCCAAGTGAAGCCGCTAAAGAAGCACCTAATCCTTTTGCTGCCGTTGAAGCTGTAGTTAATGAAGCGGTTGCACCTTTTGCTGAATTAGATAATGTTTTTGTTGCTTGAGAAGTTTTATTTAAAGAGGATATTGCATTTTTTGCTTCGACTCTTAAGGTAACTATACTTTCGGCCACTTAAGTCAAAGAAAAATCTATTAATTATATATTACCTGTTTTTTGCTCTTTCATGCATTCTTTTTTCATTTTCATGTTTATTTTCGTAATAAGCAGCCCAATATATCAACTCTTCTTGGGTTATTAGTTGTCTTAATTCGTTTATTGTTTTACCTAATTCTGTTGCGAGAAAAAATTCAAAGTTTAACCAATTATCTCGCTTTAGTCTTTTTTTGCTGTATCTGTATCAAGTTTTATGTTAAATAAAAAAAGTTCTATTTCATTTAATACATTTTCTGGAAGTTCTCTTTGTAAATTTGGAGCATCAGCAAGACTAAAAGCCTTTGTCCCATCTTCAAGCTCTGCCATTTGACAAAGTAATTGTGTTGAGACAACAAGAGCTTCATCTGTACCAGTAGCACTTTGGGCTTTCTGTCTATCGTATCTTGTTAAAGGTTTAAAATATAAATCTATTTTTTGGCCAGAAGGCAACTCTAACTCATATTTGCGTCTTGCTGACATTACATCACTAAAACCTTCAGTGATAATGTCAATAGTTCTTTTGTTTGGCATAAATTAAATGGGGTTAGTTATTTAAAATTTACTATATAGCTGAAGTTATAGTGCCGCTTGTAATGAAACTGATATTAATTATCTGAACTTCTCCAAGTGTTGCGCCATATTCAGCAGAAGTAATAATACCAGCAAAACTAATTTTTTTTGCTGATGTATCTCTATCAGGAAATAATTCAAATAACGCATCTGCATTATCGCCTGTAGTCAAAACATCATCAATAAAGGTTGTGTAACCTGTACCTGTTTCCGATGGATTATAAAGAAGTTCTGCTGAACCTTCGCCTGCTATTAAACCACCGATATTTGTTTTAAAAGTATCGCCTTGTTTTGTTGTTTCCATGGTGTCTTTAGTAATAGATAAAGACCAAGATCTTGTTTGTCCAACGTCAGCTTCCGTACCGCCAGCATTTTCAAACATGATTTTTCCGACATCACCTTTAATAGCCATAACAAAAGAAAGTATTTATTTTATATTAACCTTTTTTAGGTTTTTTCACATCTTTTTTTAAATTTTCTTGGTTTTCCATATATCTTTTACAACGACCATCCCAATAAGCAGGGTCACGGCGACCCTTTACAGCTTCGATCGCATCAAGCATTTTTTCAGTAATTTCCATTTAAAGTTCCTCGTAGATTTCAAAAGTAATTCGTATTTGTGTTTGAAACTTACCTTCTGGACTAGATGCTAAAACTTCTGGCCCTACTGGGGAATCAAAAATCACATTTGAAACTGTAAGGTTATTGTAAAGGTCACGCAGTCTTTTGCCAATCGTAAAGTTTGCCCCTGCTCCAATGCCTTCTTCTGTAAAAATATTTAAAAGTATTAAACCAACAACACTGTTTACAGAGTTTGCTGAACCGCCTTGAGTTAAATAAGCACCAGTACCAAAACTTGTTAAACATTGAACAAAAGTATCCTCTGTAGTGGAATCAAATGCCATGTTATTAAATACAACAGAAATGGCTGGACTTGATGCAAGTTCTGTCGCTAATCTTCCCTCTATTGTGGATCTAATAGTATTTAAATTAACTGCTGCCATTACATACTCCTTATAATTCTACTTAATTGATTTGGAATATAACTAGTTGTAAGTTGCTTGGCCTGTAATTCTGGAAAACCTTTTATTGTTTGTTGTCTTGTTCTAAATCTACCTCCCCAACTAGGTGGTAATGATGTTCCATAAATAACTGGCTCTGCGTATTCAACATTGTTTATTATTGTTCCTTTAAATTTTCTAATATCAGTTTTCCAACCATTTCTTAGATTACCAGTATCTACAGGTGTTGCTTTTTTTGATAGTTCTGTCCAACGTAGTGTTGTTTTTTGTACCAATTCTTGTACTGCTTCAGCCATAACATCATCAATTTGATCAAGTCTGATTTGTCTTGCCATAATTACCTTAAAATTAGATCAAAACTTATAGGAGTATTGTCCTGTTCATTTGTGATCACTTGAATTACTTTAAATTCAACATTACTTATCAAAACTCTGTCTTTTGTTGTTGGAACAAAACTAATATCTTTTGATGCAATAATTAATCTTTTATCTTGGGATTCAATTAGATCATTTACCTCAGATCTGTTTACATTACTTAATGCACCTTTGACAGTAGTATCGGATGTAGATTCTGTGATCGCTCCAGTTGTTGTGTTATAAGCACCAGCCGTTACTCTTCTAATAGTTACATCTCCTCCAAGTTTTTTTAAAGTTTTGGAGGCTGCTGTTTTTAGTGCGTTAGCAAGACTCATAATGAATATGCGATGACCTGACCACTTGCAAGAGTGATACTTGTGATGACTCCACAAACTTCAGACGATGCCTTCATTGTGATGCCGTTAATAGTTGCAGATCCATTTTCAGTGATATTCTCAGCAACAAAAGTTGCTTCCGCATCTGTCAAACAATGCACCTTACCAAATCTGCCAGTGTGGGCATTTGTATCAGTAATAATGATTGCTGCTGGATACTCGTAGCCGTAACCCATTTTCATGACCTCTTGATTGATAAGTTTGCTCTTCCACCTATTCTAATACCCATCAGGTAATGATCAACTATAGGTGGGATTCGATCAATACCAACAGCCCCATAAAATCTTGGAGTAACATTTAAACTTCCGATAACAACATTTGAAAAATCTTCCAGCCCACTCAACTCCAACCCGTTCCTATTGTTATTGAGATATACAGCCAAAATTACCTGTGCATTTTTTACACGATCTGGGATTTCAGTATCGGTGTAATAATCAGCAACTAATCTGTTTGGAAAAGATAAGCCATACAAATTTGTGTATGTATCAGGTTTGCGAACTCCTGATCTTGGCCATTCAAGTGCTTGGGTATCGTCTACCCTAGCCCCCAGGAACTTTTCTCTATCGATGCGTTGTGCAGCCGTGAACAATGCACGATTTTTATTATCGTTGCTTGACCCATCCCATGCAGCAGCGTCATCACTGAGGACTAAGCCCTCAATAAATGAGTTTGCATCATCAAGTGTTATATAGGTGTTTGCATTTGCACCACCAACAGTTGCATCAAGAGTTATCGCCATTTAGTTTCACCTTCTTGGACTTTGGTTTTGATTTTGGCTTTTCAGTATCTGGGAATAATTCAAATACAGGCTTTTCAAGAGTTGGAGTCAATGAAGCTGCCTTTTGAGCAGCCTCATTCCTCGCTCTCATACGCCTAAAAGCGTACATTCCCATTTAGCTAGATGCTCCCTTTAGAGCAACGTAGTTGATAACGATAGCTTCACTTAAAGCTCCACCAGATACGTTAGAAACTGTGATTGCGAAAGAACCAGCTGCGATTGCATTAGCACTTACGATGTAAGCACCAGCAGTTCCAGCAGAACCATGACAAGCAACGACAACATCTGTTGCAGCGA